GTCCAACTTTAGGTCCAAAATTGCCTGGAAAATAAACAAACTCACTATCTAAAAATACAACATTGCGTTGCACTCTATGTAAGCATCTTGCTGATATAACCCAATCACTGTCTAACAAGAAATTCCAATTGTTTGTGGTATCTCTCATCAGACAGTTTTTGGCCCCCTCATTATTCCAGCCATGGTCTTTTTCAATTCTTAAGACTGTCCAATGTTTAGGTACGTTAATTTCGGTAATAGGGATAGTTTGTGATCCATCATCAATGACGGTATAGTCCCATAATCTTCCGTCTGGATCTATTTTATTATACCAGTCAAATATTCTACCCATGATGTCTGGGCTATTGTAATAAGTATAATTTAATCTGATTCTTGTTTCATGAACATTTGAAAACCAACCAGATAATGTCTTACCATGATTCTTTATTCCAGTATAGTTATCAAAATATGATGCATCATTCATTAGGCAATAAGTCTGGGAAAGCCTCCTTTACAACCTTTTCAGTTAATCCTTTAACTGGTGGTTTCTTTTGAATCATATTAAGTAGTATCTTTGCATCTTCTGGATGGACTGTCTCTAACATCTCAATAAAAATCATTTCTCTTTTAGATTGATTAGCTACTGGACGTCCTCCTTCAATAAAGATATCAAACTTTCTTGCTTGTGAATGTAGCACTGTTTCTACTTGAGCACCATCAGTTTCAGAATATGGTGGTATAGAATCAGGTAATAAAAATTTAATTGCTGGATGAAAACATCCTTGCAATACTGATCTGCATGCAAAATTATCAGCATGCTCTTTTAGATAAGCAGCTTTAGCTTTCATACTTTTTAGCTTTACTGCTTCTTTGAATATTTCAAATACACCTTTAGTCATCTCAAAATTCTCCAATATGTTCGACAAGATTTTTTAATCTTTTTTCAATGAAATAGTTAAACAATTTATCTCTGCTGTTGCCAGGCTCTTCAAATTGTTCTAGAATATTTAGCTTTATCTCATCAGGTGTTTGAGATAGATCTACTAACTGCTTGTTACGCATATAATTACGCTTAAGCTCTTCATCAGGTAAATTATCAATAGTTTTACCATTAACAACTAGAACACTTTCCATAAACTTTTTACGTAGAGGTTTCTGCCTACCGTTTATTAAACAATCATCTTTAGATAGAATATTAGGTATACCATCACCTCTATCACCTTTAAGAATATGCTCTTCTAAAAATAAATCAGGCTGAGAATTTTTAATCCAAGTTTTTCTAACTGGATCATATTGCTTAACATTAACATAGTTTTGAAGCTGAACATAATCTTTATCACCAGACAATATTAATATCTGACTACACCCTTCATAAAACAATTCAACTCCATGAGCATGGCAAATTGTACCAATAACATCATCTGCTTCTGCTCCATCAACTTGAATAAATTGATATGGAAATATATCTCTTAATTCTTCTTTAATCTTATTAAGTGATGTCCAAATAGTATTCCAATCTAAACCAGACTGATCACGCCATGCTTTTCTATGTGCTTTATAGTAGGGGAATATATCTCTTCGCCAATAGTGCTTATCATCAGAAGCTATGATCAACTCACCATAGTCATCATAAAATTTTTGTCTATAGCCTCTGATGGCATTTAGCACCATATGACGTAATAAGTCTTCTTGTACTTCAACACCTTTAGCATTGCCTATCTGAACCATAAGGTTAGATATCATTGTTTGGTTTAGGTCAACTATAATCATAATATATTATTATATGAACTTTTTAACTTGAGTTCAACTAGTCAAGATGAAACTTAATTTCATGCCCTTCTGCATTAACCATTTTCTCAAATTGTATTTCATGTAAGCTATGATCTTTATTATACAATCTGTAGATGGCTGACTTAATTGATTCATGAATCAAAAGTAAGTCTAATTGGTTAAGCTTATCATATGGATTGTATGGTAGTCTAGATGTATCTAATTGATTGAATACATTCAAAGAAATGTCCAAGGTAGTGTCAATGATATGATCATGTAATAACTCTTCCTTGGACTTTTGTGGTATGTCTTCTAGTTTAACGCCTGGAAATGGTATAATTTTTGCCATACCATTATTTAGGCTCACTATTAACCCTTTCTTCCAGCGTGAGGGTATGGCTTAAGACCGTATGCAGCTCTTTCAGCATCATCGTCATCAATAGTCCATTCCTTACGTACATCTGGATACCAGACGCCTAACTCTCGTTTAGGTCTACCATC